ATTCTAGATCCGTCGGCCAGTCTCTGTGTACCTGCTGTGTTTGTTGCAGTTGGAGTATAAGAATTAATATTTTCTTGATCTGAGAATCTTATAAACATTTGATCTTGTGTAGATTGATCACCTATTGTCGTTTCTGTTCCAAAAAATACTAAGTGTCTATCTGGTGTAGATACAATCATGTCTCTCGACGCTGTTGGTGCATTAGTTATAATCGTTGCTCTTGTTGATGTGGCACCAGAGGCATTTGAATCCCATTCAAATACTTGTCCATTATGTATTAGTGCTATAACTTTATCACCAAAGTTATCAATAGACCACATACCTGGATCTACAACTAAGTCACCAGATGCAGCCTCGCCCCACGCTACATAGTCAGTAGAGTTGGTTACAGTATCTGCATTTGAGTGAGAAGTAGCTGTTGTGTTTCTAACTCCTCTTGTTACACCTGTTAAAGTATTACCAGATAAACCTGTGTAAGAAATTTCTTCACTACCTATTTGAATAAAACTTGTTCCTGACGATGGAAACAATGTAGCATCAGTTAACACAATAGTTGTTGTTGAAGAATTAATTCCACCATTTAAACTTGTTTGTGCTTCTCCTGATACAGTACCTCCCCATTGTCCTAAACTCCAACCAAATCCAGGAAGCTGTCCTGCAGGTCCAACACTATAATAAGATTGAACTCTAATACCACCAGAAGTGGTTGCACCAGAGCCTCCTTCTGTAGCAGACATTGTGATAGTAATAGTTGTTGAGGATGGCACAGAAGTTACCATAAATTTATTATCATCAAAATCGGAAGCACTATAGTTTGAATTTGTAATTGTGCTAAAATTATCTAGTAATATGATATCGTTTGCTTGAAGATTATGATCGCTTGAAAAAGTTATTGTAACTACAGCTGAGCCATTAGTTGTTGAAAAAGCACTCGTTAAAGTTGTAGTCGCTCGAATCGGGTGTATGTCATAAAACACACCTCCTGTGTATGCATATAAAATTCTGTTAGTTCCTATAATAGAAAATTTGTTACCTGATTTATTAACAATATGATGCATAGCTCTAGCAGCACCAGTGAGTTTATTCTCACCTAGCTGTTGCCATCCACCTATTTTTTCTGGTGTTGAGTATCTAAATCTAACATTATCACCGTCTACCCACTGACCTTCAGCTTGAGTCTCAGTAATCTGTTTGTTAAACCCAGGTAAAAATTGTACTTTTTGTAACGCCATAGATCTCCAGATTATAATAGATTGCGTTGATGTTCAACGTTATTTGACTATTCCTAGCATAGGTCTTTTATCATATAAATTAGACTTTGCAAACTGTCCATCTGCATGATTATAGTGTAAAAACACTTGACCACATAACTTGCCTGTAAAAGGTTCTCTCCAATGTTCTAATTCACAACCAGAGTATATAAGCATATCGCCTTGTTTTAGGTCCACTTTTATACCTTTGGGTGCACCAGACTTATGTATGTTCTTATACTCGTCTATGACGTTGTCAGACCCCGTAGGATCGATAAATATAGGCCATGGATCTCCACCTAGGTTTAATGTGGTAGATATTTCACAGCTAGGTCTATCCTTGTGTCTTTTTAAAATATTACCTTTTCTATACAGTCTTGTGTAAGAATATGTAGGAACTAATTTAAGTCCTGTTTTCTTCTGCATTACAGCTATGGTTTTTACTAGTAATGTCTCCATAAGTCTGTCGCCATATTTAGCGTAAGAGTTTGGAACTTGTGGGTCATTAAAATTACCTACAAGTTTATTGCCTTTATGAGTCATGCCATTTTCTAACATCCAAAAATCTGCTTCTGCTGATATTTGTAAATAGGTATAGGCTAGGGCTGCTACTTCTTTAGATATGGCACCACGTATTACTTGATATTTATTTTTTTTAAACATATTTATGTTTTACTTTTTCATACCAAGGAGGCATAATTTGATCTATCATACCATCTTTGTTTCTTCTTATTTGTATATCTTTACCTAATTTAAACAAAGATCTAATTTCATCGTCTGATTTAAGTTCTCTACCTTCAGGTCTATAATTAGGGTCATAGCTATTTATTATAATAGGCACTTCTTTATACCCTAAAATTTTTGCTGCTGTCATTCTATTGTTTCCAACAATTACTTTAATTTTTTTACCATAATGATGTCCATACTCTGCATATACAGGATCAAGCATGCCATGTTTTTTCATAGAGTTTAAAAGAGAGATTTTAAAATTAATTTCTTCTTTATGAAATTCAGGCCTATCTAAATATTCAATTTTTTCTATAGGCAGTTTTGTATAAGTAATCATATTTGTATAAAATTATATGATACAGATATTCTCCAATTTTTTTCACCCTTTTCGGTATTCATATTTATATCAACACCATGAGGTAGCCAAGATGGAAAGAATATCATACGTCCTTCTACAGGTTCATAAGCACAGACTCTCCATAATTGTTCTGGTAGGTTATCTACTCTTCTAGGCATATGTTGATTTGGTCCTGGTCTAGGATCTTCTAAAAATAATTTACCTGATTTTTTTGGTACCTTAATATAGTATACACCCGACCACATAGAATTAGGATGTGTATGTGTTTTATTGTAACTGTAGGTTGGATTAATATTAGCCCACATATTACCAAGACCTAGTTTACCTTCTATACCATAATCTTTATTACACTCGTAAGCCATTTTAAATAATTCATCTATAAGTGGTGTGTATTCTTTTCTCTTATCCATATCTGTTTTACTGTGCCAACCAAAACCAGAGTTAGTTTTAACTTCACCTTTAGGATCTGCTTTTCGCCACTTCTTTATTTCTTTAAATAAATATTTATTAANTTCTTTNGCGTTNNNTANATCTTTAAAATAAACAGCAGTTGGAAATAATATTTTTCTTTGTAATTGACTCATTTAAATGGTGGTCCTCCAAACCACATCACTAATGATTTTCTAACTCCTTTTTTAACTGGAGCTACTTTGTGTCTTAGAAATGATGCAAAAAATATAGCTTGTCCCTGTTTCAAGGGCAATGGTTTTTGTTCACCCAGCTCTGAAAATAAAAGATCACCACCCGTAAACTCCGATGGATCTGATAATAAACAAGTCATAGATATTTTTCTAATTGGATTCTGACCTTCTTGACCAAAAGCATTTAAATCCATGTGCCAATCATAAAAACCTTTTTTAGGGTATACGGTAAATTGTGCAGGTTCTGTAATTTGAACTCCATCAAAACCAAAGTGATTTAAGTTTACAATAGATAATTGGTTCTCAATCACTTTGTACATTTGTGGTAATTTATCAAAAGGTATCCAGGATATAGTTGTCACTCGTTTCTTGGTATCATATTCACCTTTTTCTCCACCACCAACTTTAGCCTGTTCTGGTGCACACGCATGACCTGCATCCATAATCATTTTACATTGTTCAGGTGTAAAGATAGGTTTAGTTGTTGCGGCAACATAAGATTGCCATCTAGGCATTCTTGGTATCATTCGTTTTGCCCCGATCCAGTTCTTGAAGACACAGGATTATAATCAACATCTNCATTACAAACTAATGTTCTTCTTTTTTCTTTTGTTCCGTTAAATGGGTACACAGTGTGCCTCATGTCATAAGGAAAAACATAAAAGTCTCCTATCTTCATGTTAGGTGCATAATCTGTTTTAGAAAATTGTCCATTCGCTGAACCAATAATTTGTAGTTTACCATTCATAGGTTTATCGGGAGCAGAATATTCTACACCTGTTTCTTTGGGTAATTTTAAAACCATCACAGAAGACAGACCCGAATAAAGTTTACCTTGGTGTATGTGCACAGGATTATATTCATGTGCTTTCATCTCATTAACCCAAATAGAATTTATAGATCTATAATTTTCACCAATTTTATTCCAAGTCAAATAATGATTAAATATAGAATCAAACCATTGAAGTATATCTTGTGGTAAGAAGTTATGCTGATGCATCTTGTCGTTGTTGGGACCAGAATAAAATAAAGATACTTCATCTTGTATTTTACCTACTAACTGTTTGTTAGCTGAAGGTAATTGTTTTTTTTGCCTTTCGTAAATTTCATTAAGACCTACGAATATTTCTAAAGGGACCTGGTATTTTAAGACCGTCTGACCTAAATAACAAAAATCGAACTTCATTTTAATTTCTTAGTTTTCTTATCGTCTAAAGATAAAGTGTTTTCTTTTAAACCTTTTTCTAGAGCCTCTAACTGACCTAAAATATTAAAAACTTCTGGTTGAGTTGTACCAGGTGTAATTGTTTCTTTCTGTCTTTGAAACCTTAATAGGTAAGATTTAGCTTGGTGAGTATTAACATCTCTCTTATCAAAGTTACCATCATCAAACTCTTTCTTAAGTTTAGACCAAAGAGAAACTTCTCTCATTCTATGTTTAGCAACTAACTCCATTTGTGCTTTACTATACAACTTCTCTTCTAGATCTATTTGCTTAAGTTCTTTTTCTAATGAATCTTTTTCTTTTTTAATATCTCTTCGTAGTTTTTTTATTTCAACTTCATTTTTTCTAGCATCAAATGATAGGTGAACTAAGTTTTCAAAGTGTGTATTCTGTTCTCTTACAGATTGCCAATACTTTGCAGCTTTCGTTGGATATTTGTTATCTGATAACACAGAGAATCTCATTTCTGTTTCTGTACGAAACATTTGTTTCTTCATCCATGTATCTTGTAGTTCGGGTATTAATTTCTTAAAATTTTTAACGTCATCCTTATCTAAGATGTTTGTTAAATACTTTGACTCTGTTTCTAATTTAGTCGCAATATTGCGCTTTTCTTTTGTCATATTTTCTCCTTTATTCATTTCTAATGTCTTTATATACCTTTCTATATAAAGGTCAAGTCTACGATACGGTTACTGTAGACAATGCAGCTTCTACTGTCCATTCTTCTGTTGCACCACCTGCAGGTGTTCTTGCTCTATATGTGCCTGCACCTGTTCCTTGTGTTGTTCCGTGTGATGTTTCTGATGCCGTAGCCATATCGTTCATTTCTGCCCAAGATGTACCATTCCAATATTCTGTATTGTCAATTACTGGTGGACCGCCTCCAAAAATCATTACAGAAGTAAATTCACTACCGCCTCCTGTTAAGAAAGCTCTACCTGTGTTTAATTCATTACCTTCTGACCAACTTGCTCCGTTCCAAGTTTCACTTTGTTGTGGGTTTGTTGATGGACTTCCTCCATATCCACCAGCTAGAACTGCAGCTGTAGTTGTTCCACCACCTTTTAAATAATATCTTCCATCATTTATTTCACTAACTTCAGACCAAGTTGAGCCATTCCATTGTTCAACATTATCAATACTACTTGATCCGCCAGCGTATATTGCAGCTGTTTGTAGTCCTCCAACACTTCCACCAACATTTCGACCAGTATTCATATTATTAGCTTCAGTAAAACCTGTTCCATTATAAGTCATTGTATCTACTCTTAATGGGCTACTTTGTGCATAACCAAATATAATTCCTGCAGTTTGTGATCCTGTTGCCCCGCCTGCTGCACCTGCTGTACCTAACTCAGTGCCTTCTGACCAACTTGTTCCATTATATTCTTCAACGTCTGTTGAAGAACCTCCTCCTCCAGCTGCAACTCCTGCAGCCAATGATCCAAAATCTGCACCTTGTTCTCTACTACTACTCATTGATCCACCTGATGACCAAACACCTGATGGTATCCCAGCCGCTTTTCCAAAACCTTTTAACGCTGAACCTCCGGATAAAAAAATATCACCTTCGTTTAAGTGAGGTCCTGAAGGAAAAGACCATTCTTCTGAAACTGCATTTGGTGAAGACTCTCCACCTGAACTTAATGCTGATCTATTTGATCCTCTGACTACACCAAAATTATCTGATTGACCTGTTCCCATGTCTGCAACTTCTGACCAAGTAGTTCCATCCCAAGATTCTGTTATAGCTCTACTAGGTGATCCACCAAAAAATAATGCTGCTGTAGAAGTTTCTCCAGCGCTTCCAGCGTAACCTCTTGCAGTATTAATTTCTGTTGTTTCAGTCCAAGAACTTCCATTCCATAATTCTACACTGTTAGAAGCACCAGGAGCTGCTTGTCCTCCAAAAAATAAAAGTGATGTTTGTGTTCCAGCAGCACCTCCTCTTATTCTAGCAGTACCTACAGATGTACCGTTTGCCCAACTTGCTCCACTCCAATTTTCTACTACGGCTGAATAATTTGGTGCACCTGGACCAGTTGATCCACCGATAGCTACTGCTGCCGTGCTTAATCCAGCTCCAGAACCAGCTCCACGAGATGTGTTTAATTCATTTGCTTCAGCCCAATTTGTTCCATTATACGTTTCTGTTAAATTAGAAAAACCTGTAGAATTAACAGATGTGTCACCACCAAAAACTAACCCAGCAGATTCTAAACCTGCTGCTTGAAGTGATCTTCTAGCTGTGCCTAAAGTATTTCCTGCTGTCCAACCAGTTCCATTATATTCTTCTGTTTTATTAGTAACAGAACCTGAAATATTACCGCCTGCTGCTACTGCTGCAGTCTGAGTTCCAATAATTGTGCCACCTATAGCACCAGCTTGTTCATTTCTAGTTCCACCAGAAGCCCAAGACCCTACATTTACAGTTGGATCTGTGTCTCTTGTTTGTATTGTTACGCCTTTTATTTCCTTATATGTTGCCATAATTAACTCGCTGTAATTGTTTTGTTACTTAAAGGTACTGTAAATTCTTCTGTTGTAGTTACACCAGCTGGATCAGATGCTGAAGTATTTCCTCCAAACGCAATTGTTGCAGTTGAAGATCCTTGACCACCAACACCATATCTGGCTGTGGCCACATTAGCAATCTCTGTCCAAGCCGTACCATTCCAATGCTCTACATTTACTGTTCTGCTGGAACCACTATACCCTGAAGCAACTATTCCATTTGTACTTGTGCCTCCTCTTGATCCAACATTTCCTCGACCTGTATTAGTTTCTGCTACTTCAGTCCAAGAGGTACCATCCCAGTCTTCAACAAGATCTGGAGAAGGTCCTGGACCATATCCTGTAGCTCCTAAAGCTGCTGTAGAAGTTTGACCTATTCCAACGATTCCTCCTCTTGCTGAATTCATATTAGGCGTCGCTGTCCACGAAGCACCATTGTAAGATTCAGAAGAATTTGTATATCCAGATGGACCGGGTCCACTTTGTCCACCAAAAGCTAAAGTTGCAGTCTGTGTTCCTGTTCCAGCAAGTTGATTTCTAACTGTATTTAAATCGCCTGATTCTGCCCAACTTGATCCATTCCATTCTTCAGTTGCTCCTGTACGTCCTGGTGAAGCAGTACCACCATATACCAATGCTGATGTTGTAGTGCCTGATCCTGTACCACCTTCATTATTACGACCAGTTCCTAATGCTGTACCTGCTGTCCAAGAAGAACCATCATAAGTTTCAACGTTTGCTTGATATCCTACAGGAGGTCCTCCATAACCACCGGCTCTCATTGCAGCAGTTTGTATTCCTAAACTAAATAGTGCATACCCTTGTGTATTCATACTATTACTACTGGCCCACGTGCCATCAGATATATCAGATAACGTTTCTTTAAAAGCGTTTGCTGTTGAATTAAAAAATAATTGTCCTTCAACGGTTTGTTGAAATAAAGCTGAAGGTGTTGTTTCCCATTGTTCTGTTGAGGTTTGCACAGCACCTGGAGATGTACAACCAGAAAAAGCTAAAGCTTGTGTGTTACTTCCATTTGTGCTTCCACCAAGTTCTCGTCTTCCTGTGCCTAAATCTGCTACTTCAGCCCAGCTAGTTCCATTCCAAGACTCTGTATTTGCAACAGCTGTTGAAAGACCACCAAAAGCTAAACTGTTTGTGCTCGAAGATCCTGATCCTGCTAATAAATCTCTGGCTGTGTTTAATTCATTGACTTCAGTCCAAGATGAACCATTCCAAAGTTCTGTAGTGTTAGAAGCACTACCAGTATTTCCTCCAGCTATTACTGCTGCAGTTGTTAACCCTGATCCTATACCAGCTGATCTTGCTGTATTAATTGCAGTAGAACTAGTAAAGCTAGCACCATTATAAGTATTTGTTGCAGTTGCATATGGGGGCACATCACCACCAATACAAAAAGCTGCTGTTTGACTTCCTAATTGAATTAGACCAGTTATATTACCTGGATAGTTTGCTGTTTCTGCCCATGAAGCTCCATTCCACTCTTCAGTATCTGTTGTTGAAGGTGCACCACCTATTATTAAACCTGCTGCTTGTGTTCCGTTATTACCTCTATAAAATTTTGCTGTATTAACTTCGTTGACTTCAGACCAAGCTGAGCCATTCCAAGATTCCACACTGTTTACTGTTGAGGGATCATTTCCTGTCGCTGCTATTGCTGCCGTGTAAGTTCCAAAACCAGATAGACCTTTTCTACCTTCATTCATTCCAGATTGACTTGACCATGATCCTGTTGCTGCTTGAGACGCAGCAGTATCGCTAGACAGTGTTTGAACTGTAAATCCTTTTACGTTTGAATAATTAGCCATAGGTTAAAGACTATGGAAGATTATATACTACTGGTCTAGATTGTCTCTCTTGCTCTTCAGCTGACAATGCATCGTATGCAGCTTGCGCTGTTTCGATCTCAGCAGTA